ATGGGCGGAACATCTTGGTATTAATGTGTCTACCGCTATTACTGCTGTTAAGCCTTCCGGTACTGTTTCTCAGCTTGTTGATTCTGCTTCTGGTATCCATCCTAGATACGCAGATCAATACATTAGACGAGTAAGAGCAGACTCACGTGATCCTTTGTGTGCCGTCTTAGAAGCCGCAGGAGTGCCTGTAGAGGACGATGTAATGTCACCCAGTACCAAGGTATTCTCCTTCCCTATAAAATCGCCTGACGGGGCTGTGGTGGCCTCTGAGATGGGTGCTATGGAGCAGTTAGAACTGTGGGAGATTTATCAGGACTATTGGTGCGAACACAAACCGTCCATGACCTGTTACTACAGGGACGATGAGTTTCTTGAGGTAGGTCAGTGGTTGTACAACAAGTTCGATAAGATTAGTGGTGTATCGTTCTTACCGTACAGTGAACACACCTACCAACAAGCTCCTTATGAGCCTATTGACATAGAGACTTATGAGAAGCTAAAGGCAGAGTTTCCAGAGACTATTGATTGGAACATCTCTGAAAACTCTGATATGACTGAAGGGTCACAGACGTTAGCCTGTACTGGTAACAACTGTGAGATTTAATCACTTAACAAAGCAATAAGCTCATCACCACCGGGAATACTTCGGAGAGTCTTAAAGTCTGATTCTTGTTTAAAGATAAGATCAGTTAAGTCTTCTCCGAAGTTTCCCATCAAACCTGTAGGGGGAACAAAAGATGTCATCAAATATCCTACAGGGTCTTGTCTAAACTGAGCGTTTGAATAGGGATCACCTAGCTTACCAAACGTAGCCACTTGTATAGGCTGAGATAAGGCATCCAATACAACACCCTCTACACTAGGTTCTTTTTCTTCTTTACCTAGTAACGCTTGCGGTAAACCCCTAGCTTGGTTTATGAGACCGTAACCTAAACCAGCGAACATCATATAATTAGCAGTGAACTTACCCGCTTCTTTATATTTACCTGCGGCTATATTATCTATCATACCAACCTTAGCAAGCTCTGCTTGTTTAATAGCAAAACCTGTTAAAGCCCATACAGGTCTAAAGTTAGGGTTCTTTAAATAACCAAGCGGCCTGCCTGCTGCTGAGATAAGTTGCTGCTCTCCTAACCTACTGAACATACCTCTTACAACAATTTCTCTAGCTTTTTCAGGCATCTGCTCAAGCGGTGTTTCTTGTACTAAATGCTTACGTATCAACGCAGTTTCTTCTGGAGAAAAGTATTTATTAAACTCTTTAAACTTACCTGTCTTAGCTGCTTTACGCATAGCGTTCAATGAGCCTCTAAGAACAATACCTTTTCCTAGTCTGTCAGCATCTCTAAAGCCAGACCATTTAAACGCCTTGTCTTGATACCACTCTGTCCCTTTTTGAAGCATACTTTTTTCTAACGTCTCATCAAAGCCTGCTTGAAACTCACCGATGTTCTTTGAGTTACCGCCGATACCAAAATCTTGAATACGCATACCCTCTCTTTCTAGTATGCCTTTCATAGTAGGAACAACACCGTTTTTCACAGCAGAAACAGCAGCATCGTGTAAGTTCAGAAACGCAGAATCAAACTGCCCTAAAGTACCTGCATAAGACTGCTTCATAAAGGCTTCTATTGCAGTGTGAGGACGGCTTCTTGCGCCGATGTAAGTAGAGTTGGCAAGATCAGCTACTCTCTTTCCTGTAACAGGAGATTTAGATTGTTTAGTTACTGTTCTTTCCATTTCTTTAAAGAACGCTGAAGTGTCTTCGTTAATACCTAGACTAGGACGCATTCGAAAAGATCGAGCTAACTCTATTAATGTTTGTTGTTTTGCTATACGACTTATCTGCTCCAATATAGGGTTAGCATACTGTCCTAGCTCATCAATATCCATATCTTCAGCAGAACCTCGCACTCTTTCTTGAGAGCCTGTTTCAATACGCTTACCCATTTCAATGTCAGGGCCTAAACTTTCTTCTTCTATTTGTTCTCTCTTAGTGCCTGATGCCCAGTAAACTTCGTCTTTTTGTACCTCTTCTTTAAATATCTTACCTGATTCTTTTTGGTGTGCTTTACTATCAGCAATAAGATTACGAAGAAGCGCATTAGCTTCTTTACTCATTGACGAACCTTCGCGTAAGATTTGCGATAAATTTTCCGGGGCGTTATTTAAGTCTAAAAATAATCTTTTAATATCGTCATTGTTTGCCCAATCAACTAATTCAGCAAAAGAGTCTTGTGTTTCGTCTGAGTAATACTTATTTAAAAATAGTTCTTGTTTTCTCCCAGCCGTTTCAAAACTAGATTCAAATAAAACACCTACTCGTGGCCCTGCAAACTTACTAACAAGTGCAGAAACAGGTCTAGCAAGTCTTTCAAAAGTACCTGCTGCGGCTCTAGGTTTAACATCATAAGCGCCGCGCATAACAGAAACATCATACTGCATCAACTCTTCAAAAGGTTTAGGTTTTCTGTAGCGTTGAGGAATGACTACCTGCTTTATTATGTCTTCAGAAACACCAGCGGCTCTTAATTCTTCTTTAACAAAATCCCTTCTTTGGGTCGTTGTTGCTTCTAACTTAGGGGCTTCGGGTGCTTTTTCAATTTTAGATTCTATTTGTGCAAGCTTATTTTCAGCAGCGTTTAAGTTATCTTGAGCTTTTTGTATTCTAACTTCGTCGCCAGACTCCGCAGCTTTTGTTAAACGCTCGTCTGCCTCATCAATTTTAGTTGCCGCTTTGTCCCATTCATCACCTAAAGCCTTCATTTTTTTTTCGTAAGCAGGCAACTCTTCTGATTCCCACTTTTCATAAGACTCAAACTTAGGTCGAGCCTCTTCAACATCAAAGCGAATTGCCGCGTCATCAGCAAAGTCTTTGAGTCCTTGCTCTGTTGACAAATCAAAATCTCTAGCTGTTTTTGCGGCCACGGCGGTAGGCGCTACAACAGGGGCCTTAGTCATTCCCAGGCCAGCAATATCTTTTAAAGCTGTGGCAATCCTAGATGGGTCCCTAGCTACCTGAGCAAAGCCAGCACCAGCAGTCGTAAGCTCACCTGCAAGTCTAGGAGCTAGAGCTACACCTCTCTCTTCAACAAATTGCCTGTTTGGATCTAGCCTCGGGTCAATCATTGCAAGAGCCTCCCGTCCCGTAGGAACGTCTTGTCCTGTTATTTGCTCATAGGCATACGTTAACGGAGAAGCAACAAAGGTAGCTATATCAGCCGCAGCACCGACACCAGCAGCAGAAAACTCTTGTATACCTTCTGCTAAGTTTTCAAGCGGAGTGTCTAAGGCTGCTTCTAATCTTTGGCCGGCTAACTGTCTTTCTCTTTCTGCCTGAACAAACTCTTCTTCTAAACGCTCACGTTCAGTAGGCTGTTGATAAGCACCAAAGATTTGTTCAAGCTCTGCTTCGGTAGGAGGCGTATCACCAGTTAATGATAAAGTACGTCCAGTATCGGGATCTGTTACTTTATAAGTAGGCATTATTAAGATTCCTGTACTTTAAAACGTCCTATTGTTTGCGTTCCTTCCTCATCTGCAGTAGGAAGATCATCAGCGCTTTCTATACCCTCTTCGAGCATTTTAATTTCAGCTAACAACGGAGCAAGTGCTTGTTGTCTAGCCATTTGTATTGCTTCTTCTCTGTCAACTCTAATACCAGTACCGCCGCCCGCAAAGAAACCACCTTGAAAAGACTTTATAGCAGTTTCTGTAGGTACATACTTTGCAACAGCGTCTTTAAGTCTGTTGATCCTATCAAGCCGTCGTCTTTTTTCATTTGTTTGAGATACGACTGCTCGACTTAAAAGATCATTAACAGTGTTAAATTCTCGAATAGCATTTTCTTTATCGCCACTGTTCCAAGTTTCACCTGCTTTAAAGTTAGGTTGTTTTATTCTTGAGAGTCTTTCTTTTAAATTTTTCTTAAGATCCGTATCAATGTTAGCAGCATCTATAGATGTATTTAATTCAGAGACAGCTAACGAAGTTTTCTTTTGAGCATCATCGTCTTGCTTTCTTTGCAAGGCATTTTCGTAGTTTAAATTAGCTGTTTCTTTTCTAAGCTTTTCTTTTTTAATACCTTCAATAACAGAGCCAAAGCCAGAATCAATTAAATTTTGTTCAAATGCCTCTCTACTGCTCTCAGGTACAGCAAAATAAGCTTCTTGTAAAGCATCTTCTTGTTGTTCTCTTTGCTTTGTTTCTAAATTAATTGCATTAATTTGAGCAGAAACCCTAGCATTTTCTCTTCGTAGTGCTTCATCTTGCTCTGCTTGAGTACGTCCTGTAATTGTAGAAGGATCTACTCCAGCCTGTACAGCAACACGCGACATTATATTTTCTATACGAAGTTTTTCTTCTGGCGTTTTAGCTGCTTGTCTAGCCGCCTCTAAACCGCGAAGGCTTTCAAGAGAGCTTTGTTTAACAGCAGCGGTTTTTGTTGCTTCTGCCTGCATTAATTCTTCTGGTGTTTTTGCTCTGCCTGCCATAAACTCAGCACGTTCAACAGCACCCATACCACGAAGCTTCTGCATTTCTTCTTGTTGTTGTTGCTGTTGTCTTCGCAATCCAGGAGCTTGACCAATACCACGCGCAGCAGTAAACAAACCCTCTTGATAAGAAGGCTGTAACAGACTTTGTAAAAATGTTTGTGAAAACTTAGCCATGATTAATCATCTCCAAAAATGCTGCCAAATAATCCGCCAAGACCGCTACCAACACCTTCTATAATTTCACCTATATTACCAAAACCACCCGGATCAAGAACAGTGCCAGATTGAGTAACTTGAGGCGTAAACATACCAGCGAGGATATTCGATCCTATGCCGCCTAACAGGTTAGCTCGCGCTTGCTCTAAGAGCATACGAGACTCCAAGCCAGACATAGCGGTCTCACCAAAGAGCCCTGTGCCAAACAACTGAGCTTGTTGCTGTAGCTCTGCCATGCGTTGTGCTGGCTGTGTAGCTGCTAACAATTGTGCCTGCGGTAAGTAGCTAGCACCAAGTAATTGCTGGCCTAGTGCGGCTTGTTGAGCCTGTTCTGCTTGGGCTTGTTGCATAGCACCTAACATAGATCGTGTACGGGCTTCTTCTTGCGCTGTAGCCATGGCGAGTTGCTCGGGAGTAGCACCGCCATAAGCCGCTGAAGACGTACCTAAACGACCCTGAGCAGCTAGTCGCTCTTCTAATGCAAGACGCTGACGCTCTTCTTCAGGGCGTTGTGCCGCACGCATACGCTCAAAGATTTGTTGTTCACGAGTAGTAGTAGGCGCTTGAGCCTGCCCAAAAAACTGACCAGCACCACCAAACAACTGTTGTTGCAGTGCTTGCTCTTGAGGAGAAGTCATCATTGTGGTAGCTATTTCGCCTGTTGGTGTAACGCGAGTACCAAACTGTCCGCCTGTACCTGTAGTAACAGTAAACGGCCGGAACTGCGACTCCGCTTGACCACGCTCTGCAATCTCCATAGCTCCGGGAACACGAACACCGCCTACTGTTGTGCCTAGTATAGATTGCTCACCAATATCACTAAGCCTATCGTAAGCCTCACTTGTTAATAGTGAGCCTGCAATAGCAGGAATAGCTGGCGAAACAGCAGAGGCTATATCACCAAGGCTACCAAAAATATCACTAAAAAACCCACCACCAGTATTTAGAGCATTAGTAGCTGCCATAATAGGATTGGAACCACCTATTCCGGCACTTAATATACCCATCATTTCTGGAGGCAATCCAATATCCAAATCTTCATTCATAGCAGTTTACCTATCAAAGCCATTACGTTAATTTCTTGCAGTGATAAAGGTGATCCATCAATTTCTGATTCCAGACCCACCTGAACACTTGTCCCATATCCTGTGGTATTTAAACTACGTTGGTTAGTTAGCTGACCACCTGTAAATTCCACCGTTGTATACTCACTTTCACCGTAGAACCCAGTAATCTGCGTACCTACCGTAAACTCTGTTGTTGCGTATGTTGTATCAAAATCATAAGCCCACTTCATAAATACAACTGAGTTGTTTGCACCAACCAATGTAGGCTTTAACTTCTTTAATATTTTAATTCTAGCACTATCACCAAACGTCAAGCTTGGGCTGTAGTATTTGAATCTGTAACCACTACCGTTATCGCTGTAACCTGTATATGTACTAATACCGTTAATTGTACCTACGTGTAGCGTGCCGTCTTCTAATCGTGTGTATGATGTAAACTTAGTTGACGGCCATCGAGTAACACGATACGATCCGTTTTCTAATGTACCTCGTACGTCAAAACAGTACGTTACATCCTGACCTGTAAAGGTTAACAGGTAGAAACCTTCTTCAGGACTGTAGACAGATCTAAAAAATTGTGTCTCGTTCTGTAGCGCAGCAATAATATCTTTTGTAATGTTACCAGATAAACTACTGATAGGCATTGACTTTTCTTGTATTGTTCTACCAAAGCTCTTAAGCCCCGTGTGTGACAAAAACAACACGTCAGTACCTGTGTACTGTACGGTGTCTCTGTCTACGCAACCTACGCCAGACACAGTGTCAGACAGTGTCATCGTAGCTGGGGCTTCTGCTCCTTGGTACGCAACAATACTGTGCTTACCAAAGATAATCAAAAGGCCGTTATGTGCTGCCAAAGCTACAATCTCGTCGTATCCGTCAGGCCACACCTTTGAGATATCAATGGACCCGCTAGTGCCTCCTGACCAATCGTGTCCGATCAAAAGGTCAGACCAGTAGATAGTAGATTTGTTAGAACTAAAGTCAGCCGTCCAGAGCCTGCCATAAGCCGCTAGAACCTCGTTACCGTACATAGCACTAGTAACACCAGCCGCACCAGAAACGCTGCTGAGAGTGATTACAGAGCCTCCTGCGTTGTCGTACACAAGAGGTTGGTAACCACGTTGGAAGAAATAGATCTTGTCGTTAAACGTAACCAGCTTCCAGTTGTCCGCAGTAATGGTGTAACTACCGGGAGTCTCGTCAACTAACGTAGTCGTACCACTGATTATCTTGTTGTTGCCTACAGAAAATATCTTAGTGTTTCCTGCGTTGTCCTTAAACTCTTTGATAGCTCTTAACGAGTCAGTACCAAGGACAGTTTTGTTTGTAGTAACAACAGTGTGGCCCTTACGTGCAGCAATACGACCACGTTTGTCAATCACAGCGTTGTCTGCAATTTCTGCAAACGACGGATCTTGAGCCAGTGGCGAGTCTTCGGTGTTAACACCTTTAAACGCTGGAGCTACAAGATTAATACTCTTAAGTTCTTGAGCCATATCAGATAGTCCTAAATACCATCTCTTCGGGGTGCTTTGCTGCGTCAATAGCAATAGCGTCAGCTAAGTATTGATTGGCGATAGTGAAGTATTCAGCAGTAGATGTACCGCCTGTTTCACCACGCTCACGAGCCAACAACGCTACTGCCAAGTGAATAACAGGCTGAGCAGGAATAAGCAACTCATCAGTGTTAGCACTTAAATCTGCTTGTCGCTTAACAGTGTCTACACGAATACTGTACACACCGTCTGGTGTAGGGCCTACAAGGATTTGTGTGTCACCGTTAGAATCTAAACCGTTATAGGTAAAGTACCGTGGTGTGCCTTCTGCTGCGCTACTAATGTACAACTGCTCGTTAAACCAATCCTTAGTCTGATACTCCATAAAACAGTTTTGAGTATCATTAAGCATCGACATAACTTTAATGTTGTCACCACCGCCTGTCAGCGAGTATGTATTGTCTGACGCAGCAGTAGATATTGTTATAGTCTCTCGTAGTGCAGACCAGTCAGCAGCTTGGCCAACCAAAGTTTTTGCATCGTTAATAAAGTCACCCACCATTTTGATGTAGGTGGTGCTTGTAACGGATGTGGTCTCTTCTTCTCGAAGCCGACGCAATACATTGTTCATAAGGTTTAGGTATGTCATACAAGCATTCCTGACTGTCTACCGATAAATTTATTAAGTTCGCTTAACGCATCTTTTTCTTGCACTGGGCTTAATGACAAAGGCGTAAGCGGCTGAAACGGGCTAAGACCCTTAAAGAACGGATCAAACTTAACTGGCTGTCTAGGCATAGCCGATGCTATTTGCTGTGCTGTAGGTTGTGCTGCGGCAAGTCCTAATAAACCCGCACCTAAACCCTGACCTAAACCAGCAACACCTTCGCCAAGGCCTTCTAAGCCACGACCAATACCCGCAACATCTGACATTAATCCGCCAAGCTGTCCGCTTAACTCGGTTATTTGGCCTTCAATTCCGCCAAATTGACCTGCTACGCTTTGTTCAAATGCTTGCTGCGCCTCTGCTTGACTAATTTGTCCAGCCTGCAAAGCGTTAATGTCTACGTCTACATCAGAGAATAACTGATTAACTGTGCCGCCAAACTCTTGAAATTGCTGACGAGTGCTTTCATCTAGCTGACTAACATCGCCTTGCACGTTAATAATTGACTGCTGTAAATTACGACGTTCTCCTGCTGCTTCTGCCGCTTGAGTTGCCGCGCTAGCTTGATATTGCTCAAAGGCTTCTTGCTGACTAATCTGACCTGCACGCAACCCTTCGATGTCTACATTAACGCCAGCAAACAACTGATTAACGTCTTCACCAAAGGCTTCAAACTGTTGACGTGTCTGTGCATCTAAACGATTAACGTCACCACCTACCGCTATAAGCGCCTGCTGTAAGTCTTTGCGCTCTTGTTCAGCAGCTTGTTGTCCTGCTGCAATACCGGCAATAGATTGCTCTAGCTGGTTTTGAACGCCAGCTATATTAGTTCCAAGCTGGTTAAGTTGATTGTTTAACGCACCCTCTACGGTAGATAACTGTCGCAGTGTGTTAGCTTCTACGCCTGTAATTTGTGAAAGCAATCTAGCTTCAGCGTCTGTTAGCTGACGTGCTTGACCTGCGGCTTGTGCCGCTAATGCGTTTTGCAGGCTTGCTTCTACGTCACGTACTTCGCCACGTACACCAGCAATAGATGACTCTAGTTCACTTTGAACATTGCCAAGATTAGAACCCATTTGCTCTAATTGACGTTGCAACCCGCCTTCAACTGCTGATAGTTGCTGAAGGGTTTGAGCATTAACTCCAGTTATTTCAGACAATAATCTTGCTTCGGCTTCTGATAAAGCCCTAGCTTGACCTGCTTGCGCTGATTGCAATGCGTCTTGAAGACTGCGCTCTACATCTGTAACTCGCTCGCCTACCTGAGCAAGACTAGTTTCTACATTTTCTTGAACTTGATTTACAAGCGCATTAACTTCTTCTTGAGTGACTGACTCTGGAAATTGAATGCTACTAATTGCTGAAGAAACAATTTCATTTACATCATTAGACGAAAGGCCTTCTGGTTGTGCTGCCAGTTGAGCCTGGATAATTTCAAGCACTTGATCGGCGGTAACGCCTTCTGGGAATTGAATTCCTCCAATAGCTGCATCGACAATACTTTGAACTTCATTAGTAGATAAAGTATCTATCTCAGGAAACTCAATACTTGCAATGGCTTGATTAACAATTCCTTGCACGTCTTCTGCGCTAATTCCTTCTGGGAATTGGATGTTGCTTACAGCAGTATCAACAATTGTTTGAACTTGCTCGGGAGTCATTCCCTCTGGAATCTCAATGCCACTGATAGCTTGATTAACTATCTCTTGAACTTGCTCTGGGCTAGTTCCGGCAGGCATTCCTGCAATAGCTTGATTAACTATTTCACTTACATCCTCAGTCGTAATACTTTCAGGCATTTCAATGGCATTAATAGCATTAGTAACAATTTGTTGTACTTGTTCTTCAGATAGCGTGTCAGCTTGCGGTATAGAAGCAACTGCGCTATTTACTATTTCTTGAACTTGCTCTGGAGTTAAGTTTTCAGGCTGTTGAACATTTCCTAACGCATTGGCTATAACTTCTTGTACCTGATCTATGCTTAGACTTTGTTGCATTTCAAACTGCTGTCTAAAATCTTCCATGTAATCGCTAAACAAATCTTCAATAATTGAAGTATCGTCTTCTGGTAGTGACTCAGGCTGATCTGTAGGTGTTGGTGATGGAGCGGCAGTGCCCGCTTGCCCTTGATCTTGTTCTGGCTGTTGTACTGGCTCTACAGGCTCAGGCTCAGGCATTACTTCAGGCATTACTTCTGGCGTTTCTTCTACAACATCTATAACTTCTTCTGGAACCTCTGGCTCTGGAACGGTGCTTTCAAAAGGCTCATCAACAAACTCAACATCTACAAATCTTGGCTGACTATCCGTTGAAGTTAGCCAATCACTTGTATCTGCTCCTGTAAGAATTGGCCTTCCATCTTCTGTAAATCCACCAAAAACAATGCCTCCACCGGCAACATCATCAGTGCCTCCAATGCCTTGTTGATTTAAATAGTTAGTAAAGCCTTCCCAATCATTAGCATCCTCAAACGCCATAAGAGCTTGAGCATCTGCTTCGCTAATAGCTTTGTAATTACCATTAGGGTCAACAATAAAATACTCGTTAGTATCGGGCCGAACATTAATGCTAAACGGCATATCTGGATCAGCCATCATGCCGGTATTGCTCCACTCAAGAAGTCCACTAGGAACCTCTGGTGGCTGCCTTAAACTTAAATAGTTTTCAATTTCATCATCAGTAAAACCAGCTTGCTCCATGTAGCGTCGAGCAGCGTCGTCTGTAAGATTGTCGTAAGTAGCTGGATCTAGCGAAGTTCCGCGTAGTGATTCTTCTACATATTGAGTTGCAGTAGGGGTATCAGGAAGGTCAAAATCTGTAGTGACACCCCAAGCGCCTTCATCTGTTAATTGTTCAGTTAAATCGGCTGTAAGGTTTGCAAAATACGATGCTGTATCCGCATCCATTGCGTCAATTAAACCGCTTACATTTGTGTTAAATTGATCCTCTAACTTTGCGTTAAGGTCTGCCGCTTGCTTTCTCATCATGGGGTTATCCCACAATGCCCTAGCTTCTTCTTCAGTTGCTCCTGGTGGGAAAAAGAAATCAACAACGTCATCGAGGGTAGTAAACAGTCCAGCCGCAAATACTTGATCTATGTTTACATCGCCGTTAATTATGCCTTGTTGAATAGCGCTATTAGCCATAGCTTTCAGAGCATCATCAACAACTTCAATGCCAGTTACTTCCGAAAGATTGATACCAGGCATTGCCTCTTGTAAGGCTGGGCCAACAACTTCGTTTAATGCTTCGCCTATCCCTGCTGTTGCGGCGGCTGTTAATAGTTGCTTAGGGTCTATTGAGCCCGTACTTACTGCTTGAGTAATTGCACTACTTAAAACAGAAGACGATACAGATCCAAAACCTGCGGCCGATAATGCACCTCCTGTTCCAATACTTAAAGCAACCATCATTCCTGCTTTTACAAAGTCAGCAAGGCCGGCATGATCTTCGTCTACAGTCTTTACATAGGCAGATCCATTCCATCGAAACTTATCACCTGTTTTGCTGTAAACAGTTGGCGCTACACCATATTTTTGTAGCAATGCTTGATTTGCATCAGAGTTAATCCATCGCTCGTAAGCTGCTACTCTTGCACCACGTTGTTGGCGTTTAATGTACTTAGGATTAGAAGGATCATTAGGATCTGCACTTTGCCAAAGGTCTTCGCCTTCAAGAATCATCTGTTGATCTTGAGTAAGACCGGCATCAGCATTAGCCCAGTTGCCTGTATCGTAATCACCAGACCGAATTAGTTGCTCACGCTCAGTCATGTAAGCAAGGTAGTTATCAAACGTACCAAATACTTCAGGGAGTCTGTTTACTTTTTTAGGATCGTTAAAGTAGGCGCGTAACTCATCAACAGTTATTTGTTGCACCTCTCCCATTTGTTGATATAAATAGTTTTGTTGTGCGCCTTGTCGCTCTCTTCCTTCAACAAATGTAAAGGTTGTAATTTCTTCGGGCGCTTCTTCGCCCATTTCATCAAACTGCTCAGTAGCCCTTGTTTCATCTTCTTCAACTGTTTCACCAGGGCCAGGCAAAGGAATTTGACCTGGTTGAGGAATAATGGGTGGAGACTCGTAAGTGCCTTTTGTTGTTTTTACTGGGTCAGGCGTACCAACAATAATGGGCGCTTGCTTAGTTGGTTCGGGCGTCTTAGTTGTTGCAGGAGGAATAGGCAACATGCCTCCTGGATTTGCAATAATTGGGCCAGTATCTCCAGCAGTTCGTTTGGTTGTGCTAGTTGGTGCTGGCGTTCCAACAATAATTGGGGCCTGTTTGGTAGGCGCAGTGGTTGTAATGTTTTGCATCATGCCACCACCACGCTGCTGTCCTGTTGGTGTTGTTGGCACGTTAAATGGCCCAGATGTTGTAGGCCCAGTTACATTCTGAAACGGTACACGCGAAATCGTGCCAGCCCCAGGGTTTCTAGCAAGATATTGCTTAGCTTCTTCTGCTGTATTGAATGTTCTATTACCAACAGCGTACACAAAGCCTGATGACGGCGCAGACGACTGGTTAGTAAACATCCCTTGATTAGTAGCCATTACCATTTACTTTTCCCTCGAAACGCCTTTGGTTTTTTCATAAGAACGCATAGCGCCAAGACCAAGCATACCCATCAGTACAGGCATCATAGTCTCTAAATCAATCAGTGGTATAGTGACTTCAATAGCCAACAGAGCTAGTACAAAGTTGGTAAAAGGAATAACCATGAAATTACCAGTCATGCCCAAGACACAACACCAACCTACTGCAGGACGCCAACCAGAGACAAACAAGGACTTGTGTGCTGCTTCTACTTTGTTAACCTCTAGCTGTGCCTTAGCAAGCTCCTGAGCGTGTCTCTGAGCCATTGTAGCAACTTCATGGGCCAACCTAGCCTTCTGGTCTTTGTCCTGTATGAACTTGTCTAAAAGCCCTGTAACAGGCCCTATGAGCGACTCAATCATCTAGCAAACTCCAAGATAGCAATAGCCATAGTCACAATAACAGCAATAGACGCAAAACCACCTGTCATCATTCGCTCTAACTTGTCAAAGCGTTGGTTGTGTGCGTCCAACTGCATCTGGATCATTTCATAACGAATGCTGCACTCACGCTCGTGTGACTCTAAACGCGATATAGCTTGCTCTAGGTCTGACATGATTATTCCTTATTATTTTGCTCGACAGTTACCTGAGCGTCTAGTTTACCGATTTCTACTTCCAGCCTGTTTAGCTGCCTGCGTAGCTCGTGTATCTCTACGTTGCGTTCTTCCAGAGCCATGATCTTAGCGTTTTGTATAAGATCGTCTGGTAACGCACCACGCATACCCAAAGGCCATTCACGAACAAACGCAGAGTTTTCCTGTATGTTCATGTCCTGTATTTCTTGGCTGTGTTCAACCGTAGTAATACGAGTGTCTAGCGTTACGTAAGCAGTAGTAGCCATAACGATGCCAGCACCAAGAGCAACTAAGTTCCTTAGCGGTATAGCTACCTTGGTGTTGTCATCAATCTCAGGCATTACCAAGGCATACCATCAGCAGATACAGGGTTCTTCTGACCTTCAATGTTTGCTGTCAGTGCTGCTTCGGTAGCGTCTTGGTCTACCTCTGCGTGTACCCAGCCCAATACAGTAGCCTCTGTCAGGCTGTCGTAAGCAACAAAGTCGTCAGCATCAGGGTCAGGTGTAAAGCCACAGGTGCCGTATGATGATGCAGTGTAGGTCACAGCGTCGTCGCCAGTACCAACGGTTTCAGATTCAGTAACACGCCAGTGTGCAACGGTTACACCGCCGTCTGCCACGTTACGCTCAAGGTTTGCGATAGTCCATGTAGCCATTGTTTTCTCCTAGTTAAATAGCGGCGATGATAAAGGCAAGTAGCTCAGAGTAACGCACACCCATTCGTGTACGCTCTTCACCAGTTTCTTCATCAGTCCAAGTTGTTGAAATAAACATTGCGTAGCGTCCAGCGTCTAAACCTTCAGCAGTAAACGCATCCTGTAAGTCTTGAGCAATAATGCCGAAGTGAATACGTGCGTCGTCACCGTTTTCTTCTACTGAAGACTTCCAGCGGAACTTACGCAACAACCCTTTACACGCTACAGCTACACGTTGCTCTGCGTCAGACAGTGCTTCAATGTCTTGCTTTTCGTTGCGGTCAGAGGTTTGGATAGTGCCATTGGTAGCGTAAATGTCATCAAAACGTGCGCCAGTATCTCCAAGGCTAATTGCATTATCCCGTAAATTTTGATTATCAACTCTACAAGGCAATATGGCTTCTGTGTTAGCGGCGTCTTTAGCAAATTGAAGGCCAACCGAACCTTTACCAATAATTATGTAAGGGTTGCTAGTGTCGTCTTTTACTGCGATTGCGCCTGCTGTTGAGCCGTCTTTCTTAAAGTCAATAATAGACCCATCAGTAGACATACGGTTAAGCAACATTGCCGCATCTTGGTGCGTTGCATTACTTAATTGACCCGCAGAGCTTATAGCAAGACCAGTGCCGCTAGAGTTGTTGTAAGGAGTTGCATCAGTAGTCCCAACCAACAAGTTGCCAGAGCTATCAAGGCGCATGGCTTCTGAGCCGCCAGTGCTGAACCCAAGTATGTCCGCGCCACCAAAGAATATTCCTGTATTTGGATCAATAAGACTTTGAATTGTCGGGCTTGAAGCACTGCCAGCGTTTCCTATCTGAATCAGCCCGCTGGAGTCGATGCGCATGCGTTCTGCAAAAGTCCCGTCTTTTCTAGTGTAAAACGCAAGGTCGGCCGTTCTGTTTGCTGAAGTGCTAAAGTCTTCAATCGCTATTGCTGATATATATGCGCCAGCGACTGCATTTGCAGGGCTAAAATACAAATTAGCCGTGTTGTTAGCAGTTGCATTGGTATTGTTAATGTAAAAGTTTGTCGTTGTTGCATGGCTGCTAGAAAATAGTCCGATGTCTGCGTCTGAGTCTGAAACATGCAATCTATAGCTAGGTGTAGTTCCAATCCCGACGTTGCCGCTAGAGTCGATGCGCATGCGTTCTGTAGGAGCTGTTCCGTTTCTAAAAATTAAAGAACCGCCGCTAGATACGTTATTGAGGTAAGAATTGACGCCACTTTGTTGTAAAGAAACATAACCACTGGTTTCTT